TAGCATCTACTGGGCCTAGAACTAATGCCTGGACTGCTGCTTCTGATGTTACTGCAACTCTTGATTTTAATGCAAGCCCAGAATGGTCAAGTACACATCGCAACTTTGAACATAGATGTAGCGATCAAATTGTAATAAGTGCTAATCATGGAACAGGGCTTGCAGCATATTATCCAATAACATCATTATCCTCTAGCACATATCAACAAATATCATTTCAAATTTGTCAATCATCAGGGACTTATACAGATGGAATATCTTTAAGACTATGCACTGGTTCAGATGGAACGGGAAGTGTAAAAACAATTCCAATAAATACGTCTCATCAAGGTAAGACAGGAGCATGGAGATGGAAAGCTGTTGTTAAGGATTTTGGTCAAGCACTTAATAGTAGTGGCAATATAAATTCAGTTGCTTTATATGTTGATACTGATAATGGAGCAAGAACAATGCACATATCAAATATTATTGCCTGTAAAGCTAGTTCTGCTAATGACAGTATTACTCATAATTCATTAATAGGATTTAACACAACAGCCGATCCTTTTTGGAGGACAATAAAAAGTATAAGAGACTTGCCTGATGGAAAGACTAGAGTTGAATGTTGGACAGGAAAAATGAATAATGAACCAACAGGCTATCAAGGTGCTGGTAGAATTGCTGGTTTTGCTCAAAATTACAGTAGTGCAAATATTTATAAAAGAGAAGCTATATATGCATCAGAATCTAATCTTAATAATAGTTCAGCAACATTATTTCAAATAGCAGCTAATACTATAAATGGATCTTCTGGAAGTCCAGTTACTATCTCAGGAGGGTGGAATAGTGATTATAGTTCTCAATCTTTAAATCATTCGATAATTAATTTTGATAGAAGTCAAAGATTTTCAATATCGAATAATAATTCATATATCAACATAAGTAAGTTTGGGATAATGAATCCTTCAGAAGGTAATTTTCGTCTTCAATGCACTCATAGTGAACTTGATGATGTGATTTTAGCTGGTAATACTGGAAGCTCTAATTTATATTGTTATCAATCTAGTTTTTACAAATTTAAAGTTGTTTATTATGGTATGGGAATGGGTAGTTATGCTTTTAATAATTTCTACAATCAATTTCTTAATAGCAGTGGATCAGATGCAACAATAGCTGATAAAGACAATTTTGAATTATTTCTTGTATATAGTGGTGCTGGTTCTTCCTGGGGGAGTTGTCAATATAGTAATTTAGTATTTAACAAATTACACGTTTTTGGGACTTCTTATAATGGTTATGGTTGGTATTTTCAGGTTAATGGAGACAAGTTTATTGTTGATGATTTGAAATTTACTTCTGGTCAACATTTATTTAATTATAATATGAAAAAACCTTTACTTTATATAAATAATCTTACTTTTTATAATGTAGCTCAACCACTTAAATTTTGGGGTGGAAATGATTACACTATAAATAATTTTAGTGATAGTGGAGATCAAACTGGTGTTCAATATGGTTATCAAGATGAAGCAGTTGATGTTACAGAAGGTATGGATATGACTTTTTTAGAAAGTCTTACTGTTGTTAATAGAAGATTAAAAGTAACAGATGGGTCTTTATTTAGTAAGAACGATAGTATTACAGGAACTTATGCAAGTAACAAAGTAGTTTTGACAAAAGGTTCGTGGCATAAGCGTGACGCAGGGGGAGTAAGTGGTGTGTTTGAAAATTTTTATAATAACGGTTTAATTTATCCAGAAACTTCGATAAGAAATACTGCTTCTGGTTACTCCTGGAAATTTACTACAACAAATTCTGCCTCTGCAACAAGTGGAGACCCTTTAGCTTTAGAATTAGGTACTATAGCTGTTAATGGTGGTAATAAAACTGTTACAGTGACTGCTTATGTCTATAGAACAAGCTCTAGTGCCTATGGAAGGCTTAGAGTTAAGGCAAACAACTTAATAGGTCTTACAAGCGATGTAACGACAACTTCTAGCGGTAGTACAAATAGTTGGGAACAGTTGTCTCTTACCTTTAACCCTTCTGCTTCTGGTTATGTCGATATTGTTATTGAAGCTTATGACGGTAATTCTAATGTTTATTTCGATGATTTAGGAGTAACTCAAGCAACTTAAATTATGTCTTATCAAATTCTTTTAAAACAAAATTTACATGGAGATGAAATTCTTTATGTTGTAAAGTATTCAGATACTAGAAATTTTAGTTTTATTTTTACAGAAGAACAAACACAAGATACTTTAAATGCACTTGTTGATTTAGAGATTAATCTTGAAAACAATAATATCAATCAACAAAAAGAATTAGAAGAAAAACAAGCAGAAGCAAAAGAAATTTTAGGTGAATAATGTCATTACCAACCACAGCACAAGTTTTATCCCTCGATTATGTAGGTTGGTCGCTTCCACAAGCAAATGTAGATGCAAGTGGTAATGTTCAAAGTTTAAAATTAGATATTGTCGGTTGGTCGTTACCTCAAATAGCACAACCTTTTGGAACGGCTGCAACTCCTGATCCTACTAATGTTGTTTACATAAAGACAGGTGCTAGTACTTGGTCAACAGCTACAGCCATTTACATAAAAACAGCATCTTCAACATGGAACGTTATAAATGAATTTAGTGTTAAGACAAGTAGTGGTTGGAATGGTGTAGGTGACAATTTATATAGTGATGTAACTTGGTCGTCTGATGGATCTCTTGTTACATCCAATCTTGTTTTATTATTAGATGCTAATGCCTATTCTGGTAGTGGTAATTGGCTAGATACTTCTGGTAGTAATAATTATGGTGTTATCACAAGCAGTAACAGTACTCTAACTTATGTAAATGATGGTGATGCTGATTACTTTAATTTCGGCTCAGGAACTAATCGTTTCGTGATGAACAGTGGTATGTTTAACCCTAATCAAGACCATACATTTAGTATTTGGATTAGATTTGATGATTGGTCAGGAGTAAGTAATAGCACAATGCAATCGTTTCTTGCTGAAGACGATACTTCTGGTGGTATTTTATATCGTTATGCTCAAAATTATGGTGGACATGATGGACTGCAACTTGTTAGAAGTTATCAATCTAACAAAGGTTCATTTAGCAATACCACTGGCTTATCTCATAGTACTATTTATAATTTTACGTTTACCAGATCAGGAAGTACTTTTACTTGTTATATAAATGGAGTGAATACACATCCATCAACAGGAAATACCATAGGAACCATCACAAGTTCTGATACCACATTTTTAACGCCGAATAATATTGGTTCAGATAAAAATGGTATTGATGATTTAGAAGCTCGTGTTTATCATGTTATGGCATATAGTGATGCTCTTACATCCTCTGAAGTTTTAAGTAATTTCAATGCTTTAAAAGCAAGATATGGTTACTAGCACGACCAATATGGAATACATAAATGGTATAAGAAAAGAATGTAAATATTGCGGTAAAGAATTTACAACGATGGAGCAGAGAAAAAAATATTGTTGCAATGCCTGTAAAACAAATTATCACAGAAACAAATTAGCTACTTAGTTTGATTTGTCATTTGATTTGTCATCTGTCTTGTCATAAGACTCATGGTGACGTATAAAGGCGACAGAGCTACAATAAGTAGTAACACAAGCACACTTGTAACTGAAAGTGCTTTAATTATCCCAAGTTTAATCATGTTTCAAAAGATTGCTAATGTTTTAAGTATTATCTCATTTGTAATGGTAGCTTCCATGAGTGGTGGAGCGTACTTTGGTTACAAGTATGTAACTTCAGAGCAGTTCAAATCAAGAGTTATGACTGAAATTCTTGGTAATGTACAGGGCATGATGCCAAAAATATTAGATAATGGTTTGCCTAAAATGACAGGTCCATCTATGCCGATAATCAAATGAACTGTTTTTGGTGCGATGCTGAACTTGTCTTAAGTGGCGATATAGATATTGATGAATCTATGGGAAACTTATACCCTGAGTTTTCTGTGCGAACTAATTTAAATTGTCCTAGGTGTTATTCAGAAGTTGAAGTTTTAAAGAAACGAGATGCCTACGATTAAAGTTCCAGATATAAAAATCCCTGAAGTAGATATACCAGAAACACCTTTTATAACAGAACACGTTTTAACAGGAATTATTCCAGGTTGTAATTTATATCACAGAGATTTAGAAATAACTAATAATCCCAGTATTTTATATAACGACAGAAAAGCATATATAACTTGTCCTGAAGGAGAAATGCCTTCTTTTAATCCTATAGAGTACGACCCACAGAAAATTATTAAAACAGTGGTTCCTAGACAATCTCCACAACAACCAGAATATAAACCTGTTATTACAACCCCGAAAGAAGAAAAGAAGCAGATAGAAATTCCTCCTTGTCCTGGTAAAAAAGATTTAAGAATTGGTTCATTTGTTAACGAAAAACGTCTAGAGCGTGTTTCTGGTTATAAAAGAGGAGAAGATGGGATTGAATGTATCACTCTTTATGAAGACGTACCCTTCAAGGATCAATACATACCGAATCCTCCACAGCTTGTTAGCACTGCTCTCATTGCTAGCGTTGCTGCCACTACTCCATTACTCCTTAATGTCGTAAAACCCTTAGTAAAAAATATAATAAAGAAGCTGACAAAGAAGAAAAAAGATGTAGAATAATTATCCGTAGATGAGTTTAATACCCGTGACTTATCTACTGGGTCAATTTGTGATTATGAGGGATAACTTGATTAGGAACAGTTGTTAAAACCACGTTACGGCAACTGACCGCATCTTCTCCTACATATTTGACACCAAGTTTTAGTTGCTCGGCACATATTTTAAGACGGTTGAGATTGACTTCTAATTTCTTGGCATCCAACATGAACTCCTGATATTTCCTATAAGTTTGGGCAGCTTGTAAACACTCCTTATTAAAACCTCCACCTCCAAGTGGTATTTGAAAACTGGCAGTGATTCCGTAATTCAGATTATATACTGTTTGATCTAATCGTTCCTGTTCTGCAACATATAAAATGTTCCCAGGATTAAGCAACTGGCCTGTATCACTGTCTTTTGCAGTGTCATAAATATTGGTTCGAGAGATTGTACTTCTTGGAAGGGAAAAATTTTCTCCTTTAGTGACAAAGGGAGTGATAGCCAAAGTAGGAAGTTGGCATTGTATTCCATTTGAAAATCTATGAGTAGGGAAGTTTCCATTTATTGTTTGATAGCCATTATTGATAACGGTTCCAGATGAACTGGCCGATGGAGAACTTATTGTATTACTAGCATAAACAGGACTTGTAAAAAGTAAACTTATTGGGAAAAGATACTTAAGGAAGTTGTTTGGGTTTCTATAGTTTGAGTTCTGTTTATTACCGATACTGCATCTAACCCTGGAGCTAGGAAGTTTTCTACGAGAGAAAAGTCTGAGCCTTCTGTCACTATGGTCCACTGAGGCTTGCTTGTTAATTCTGGCGTTACCCATTTAAAATTAACTGCTCCATTGCCTGTATTCTGACTTGTTGTATATGTCGCATCAGGTGAAATATATGAGTCTGTTTTAATATTATGACCTTGGACACTGTAACTGAAACCTGTTCGATAGTTTTCAGTAACAATAGTTTCTTGGATCGTAGATACACTACGACTACTCGATTCCATCTGACCTGTTGTAAATCTTGGTGTAATACTTCCTGCATACGCACTAGGCACTGTAAGAAACAGGCATAGAAACCATCTCATTAATCAAGGCCAAGAGTGATAGTGGACTGAAGAGTTGCAGTTGTACCAGCACCCATGTCTGCCAAATTAACAGTAAGGGCTTGTCCGCTATCCATTGTGATTGCTACAGAACCAGGATCACCACCAGATACCACCGTATATGATCCTAAAAGAGGCAAGGCACTTACACCATTTGTAACTGTCGCTGCTGTAGTACTTGTACTGTCTCCTTGTAAAAATGTCTCGCTCACAGAAAAGGCATCTCCTGTGTTTACAACATTGAAGCTAGTATCGTAATCAACAGTTGGAACACCATTAGTAATACCAGCATCAGCTAAATCAAGAGAACCTATCTGACCTGCAACTGTATTGGCCTTTGGAGTGACGTTTGTACCAGATACGCTGATAGACGATCCAATACGCTCTGACGTAGCACTAGCACCTAGAGTAGATACGCTGGCTACTGACTGAATACTATGCGTGATGTCTGCAAAACTAGCTGTTGGAAATGCTAGCAGAATTAAAGGAAGAAACTTTTTCATTTTTTGGATGATGATGAAGGGGGATCAACAATTTCTGCACCAATAATTTTAATTGGTGTCTCTATTCTAATCGTCTGATAGCCACCAGACTGTGACGCTAGTAACGCTTGGACTTCTTTTTTGTTAAGAGGTTTATCCTCTGGTTTAAAAGTACCATCTCCACGTTTCTTTGCACCTTCCAAGCCAAAACTGGCTAACGCTCCAGTTAGAAGAGAAGCTGGAAATGTAATATCTTTTGGTTCGTTACTGTAACCAGGAAGTGATATGTAGTTAAGAGATACTATGAAGCCACTCCAGGCAACAACAGTAAGTCTTACTACGACTGAAATAAACGCTAGTTGTTCTTCTTTGTCCGTGATATTTTCCTTCAGTTTTTGAAGTGGACCTTTTTTTTCCTGTTCTGCCATAGAAGCGTAGTATCTTGTCTAATACTAGCATTTTAGCTATGTTTGGAAAGTAACACATAAATGACGATGGTAAAAATCTTTAAACCTATCCTTCTTGTATTTATAAAATCTAAAGCAATGAAGAGATTGATACTTGATCTGTTAAAAGCAATTGCTAAAGAAACAGACAATTCATTGGATGACCAAGCTGTAAGTTTTATAGAAGCCAGAATGTATCCAGGTTCTACCACAACCCTTCAGTGATATGAAAGATGACAGCTTTATGAAAATGATCCATACGGAACTACCGCCCGAATCTGAACTAGCCATAGAACTTCGATGTAGAGAAGTATGGGCTTGCGAAGATATAGATAAACTAAAAGCCTTTTGTATAGACATGATGAAAAATCATGCCAGGGCTGAAGCAGTCTTATCTAAAGCCATGATGAAAGTAATAGAGCTAGAGGCAACATTAGCTGTATTGCAAACAAGAGCAAAAAGAAGTACAGGAATTTATAAACTAAGATGGTGGATGGAGCAGTTTTATATGCACATAAAATATAGACATATAACAAAGCGTCACTCGCATCGAGCGTAGGCTGCCTGTTGTTTGGAAACTATCATCTCAGGATATTGGATCGTTTCCCATCTATGTCCACATTCGTAACATTCTCTTCTGCGAATGATTATGTATTTTGAATTTCTTTCAGATCGGACAACCTTTTGATCGCCTAACTTTTTACAGTTAGGGCACTCGACCCATGTTATTCTTTTCATTTTTTATTTAGCAGTAGTTTTAAAATCGTCAAAAATGTCGTTCATTGATATTTCTCTTTGATCCAGTTTTTCATTTAGTCTTTCCATTTCGCTTAACATTCTGTCCATTTTTTGATCCTCGTGAGCCTGTTCATAGATAGGTTCTAAATAAGTATCAATAGCAGTTCTAACCAGGTGAGATATAGATTTACCTGGTCCGCTAAGACTTTCCAATGCTTTGTGCTGAGAAGTTCTAAGCTGAACTGTAGTTCGTATCAGCTTATCTTTTTCGAATAGTGAT